GTATCGTAATACCCCTGCGAAACAATGTACCCGGGAGTAGACTGCGACTCAAGAACCTTTCCAAACCCATTAGAAGGAGGCTCTGAACGAAGTAGATTGTAGGCAAGTAGAACGACATCGTACTTGTCGGGCAGGTTGGCCAGGCACGTTGTGACTTCGTTTTTCGAAACACAGAATTGGAAGTCATCCTCGAGAATCATAACTGCCGGAAGTCCCCGGTCCCTCGCAAGTTTCAAAACTGCAAGATGAGAATGATTGCATCCAAGACCACCGGGAGACCGTTCAATAGCAGTGAACCGGTGAGTAGGAATTCCAAGATTGACAAGTTCAACTTCGATTTCAGCTCGCCGGTCGGTACGTCGATCCAAGTTAATGTAGTAACACTCCATTGTGGTTTTACGGGAAATCATTGACTAAAGTTTCACGAAGCATCATAAATGTCTCTCCTGGTCGAATTACGGGGTGGACTTGGGAACCAGCTGTTCCAACTTGCAGCGGGTGAGTCGGTGGCAGCATCGCATCAACGGATTCTGATTCTTGAAAAGCCTCCAAGTGCAGACTTGCTCTCGAGTTGGAGTCACTTGCATCGGTCTCATCGTGCAACCCACTGCATTGACGAAGATTCCATGGCATTCCAGGATTGGTCGACAATCCAACCCGTTCGCGATGTTAAGATCCTTGGATACTTTCAGGATTGGCGGTATATCTCACAGGGGTTTGTTCAGCGGGTACGAAGGGCGTTTTCCAACACAATCCTCTCCAAGTATCCGGACATTCAGTCCACAGTCTTTATCCACATTCGCGGAGGCGATTACAAGGGACATGTGTTGCACGGTCTTGACTTGACACGGTATTACGCGAATGCAATGGCCTTCTTTCCTGAAGACACAGTGTATTCGATCTTTACCAATGATGTCGAGTATGCAAAAAGTTTCAATCTCCCCGGGTCTATCATTGAAGAGAATGAAGCGGATTCCTTGTTCTTAATGTCCCAGTGCAAGGGTGGGATTTGTGCCAATTCCACCTTTTCTTGGTGGGGCGCCTATCTAAATACAGACCGTATGCTGACTCTTCCCGACACGTGGTTTCTGATGCCCGGATTCAATGCGGAGGGGCTGTACTTTCCCGGATTTGTCAAATGTCCAGTGAAATGATGACTGGCTTCGGAGGTGCCTCGGGAAGCGTTCCAGCCTCACGGTGCTTGACCACCTCATCCCACGTTGCCTGCAGATCCGGCAAGTGCTTGGTCAGCCACTCGGGATCCTTGGGTACAAAATCCTTCTTGGTGGACGTCAGGATCCAGTAAATGAACTGATAGTCGTCGGCATCTCCCTCAAGACTGGCTTTCCAATCCTCGATCGTCTCCCCTTCCCGATAAAACACCTGACCATCTCCAATCGCTGCAAAGACGTTCTTCTTGCCTTCAAATGCCACCCACTCGGCATAGTAGACTTGCTTGAATCGGAACTCGACATACTCACACTCGTCAATCCCCGTGCACTCCATCTGCATTTGCATTTGGTGAATGTAGTGGTTCGGAATCTCCGGCTTGGGATCGCGGGAATACGGGCACTTGAACTCCACCAGACGGCCCCAGCGCTTGTCCGTCTTGTCCTCCTCCTTGGGGAAGATGAGTCCATCCGGGCTTGCGCCGAGGAATAGGATCGTCTCATGCTGGACACAGGAGACATCCACAATGCGGCATCCAGTCTCCTCCTCGTAGATCTTCTTGGCAATCGGCTCAAACCGCGTACCCCAAATCAGGGGAGCACATGACCCGCTGCCGACATTCTCCTTGGGCTCGAGCTTGCGCATAATTAGCCGACGACGGGATTCGCTTGTGGTCCACGCATCAGTCACTTCGGAGGCAGTAATCATCTCGGTACGCTTGGTATGCCACGCGGCACTTCGCTGGTCGTTCTTTCCATATAACTCAATGACTCGGTTGACTGCGGTTTCACGGCTCATGGCGGTGCGTTACAATTACACTTGACCCGTTCGTTTTCCGTAAGCACTTTCACTGCTCTAGTACAAGAGTGTCATGGAGACCATTCAGAGTAAGGAACAGTGGGTTCTGCACCGTCTCGAACGTTTTTATGCAAATCCAGAAACATTTGCCCGGGTCGAGGAGATCCTCACCGGAAACTCCCGGTTAAGCCTCCGTTTGCTGGATTGGTTTGCGACCAATTACTCCAAAAAGCACAATGTGTCCTATGTCACCAAGTCCGGGCGTCACGTGATTGTCTACCTCGTGTACAAGGCTCACCTCAAGGCCTACAATAAGAAGATGTTCGATCCGTTCTGTCGGTGCAAGAGGATCAAGTTCCGTGGTCTGGACACCACTGTGGGTCAGCTCAATTTCTTCGAGTGGGTTGTCCAGGATGAGGTGCTCGAGTACCTGGACGAGCACTATGATGACATTCACAAGGATATGGAGGATTTTTCCCAGATTCTGGTTCAGCCGGATGGGGAGCGTCGCAAGCGCCACGAGTTGTCCCGTTCTGCAACCAAATCCGTAAAGCGTCACGATGTGCGCGTTGTGGTCTCTTTCGATTAATCTACACACCCAACAATGCTCTCCCTCACTGACCCTTCAATTGTGTATGAAACAGCCCGTGATGCCACAGAACACGACATTGATGTTGTGTCCGATTTGTGGACCATGGGAAATCGCAAAGTCTACCGCGGAGCCCGTGATCCCCGGTACACCCATGCAAATGTCTACTGGCTCTACGACGAAGAACTGGATCGTGTTGGACTCGCTGAACACACTCTTGCAAATGCAGCAGATGTGGCCCTCCACTGGTATTATGACAGTCCGTTCGGGACTTTGTTGCAGGAGGAGAAGTGGACAGTGGACGATCCGATCTGGTCCAAGATGGCAGAACATACCTATGAACGGTTTCTGACAGAAGGATGGACCGATCCTTCCAGTTTCCTGGAACAGTGCTTGTCAACACCGACCCGGATTGTCACTCCCGATATGTTAATCACCCTTCCAACGGTCCACGCGTGCCCCACATGCAAAAAGAAGTCACTCAAACCCTTTGCGTGTGCGACGGTTCATGTTCCGCTCGACTTTCCGGACAAGGAAAAAATTTGGTTTATTGATGATTCGATGAATGTGTCTATGCCACCTCCTGTGTCATGTGTCTTTACGCGCTTGCAACAGCTGCGCGCTTCCTTTACGCGCTTGCAACAGCTGCGCGCTTCTTCTTTGCAGCCGGCGTCGCTGCCGGAGCCTCATGCTGGTGAACCTGAATCTCAACCGGAGGAGCAGGAGCCGCAACCTCAACAGCCTCCGTTGTAGGCATGTCCACCTCATCCTCATCCTCGGCATCCGCCTCACGAATGTCCGAGAAGGCCTGCGAAGCCGTCACGCGGTTCGCCGGGAACACCTTGGCGTGCGTCACGCGCCACGTCACACCGAAGCCAGTGCCCGTCACGTAGATGCTGGGCGTAATCACCATGCGTCCCTCGATGCGCTTGGCAAAGACCACCTCGATATTCTCCGGAGTCACAGCAATCTCCATGTCGCGTGCATCACACACGCTCATGCTGACCTTGCCATCCCAAACCGAAATCTTCATGCGCAGACTCGGCGGGTACTTACCATTCGGAACCCACTCGCCATTGACCTTCTCCACACTCTGGTTCAGGATCGGCTTGAACGTCTCGCGCAGAACTGCCTCCGAACGCTGCTTGCCAAACCACTTGGAGCTGTTGCTGCCAGCAGACGCGATGATCTTCTCCTGGAGATCGAGGAGGAAGTTGTAGAAGTTGCCAATCTCCGAACCATCCGTGCTGCGGTCCTTGGCGTACGTGTCGCAGCCCTTGAGCGAGGCCAGGAGCGAGTAGTTCGACTTGCCCGTCTCGTCAGTGCGAACAACTACGCCAGCCGGGTAGAAGATGCGAGGAACACGAATCTGCAGATTGTTCTGTCCATTGTACTTGATGGGAACGGTCTTGCCTCCTGCCTTGTTCGCGCGAATATCGCCGATGGAGATGAGGTTGATGTCCAGCTTGTCAGAGGGAACGATTGCGGGAGTGCTCATTTTGATCTTGGTGTAAGGTCAGTTACTCCTCGTAACGGACTTTCCGTTTTTAGAGAACAAATCCGGATTATGCAAGATCGGCATCCGCTGTCCTGTACGTCTTGCCGTGGAGCACAAAGGAATAGACCCGCGCCATTCCCCAAGCCTCTTGACTAGCTCCCGGACGATGCCCTGTGCGCCATGCCGCCAATCCACGATTGTACACTTGCTTCAGGACACCCATCGAGACACCGGTTGCCTTGGAAATGGCTGGAAGACCCTTGACACCCGGATATTTGGAATGAAACCTTGATGTATACGAGGAGGGACGGGATGTGACGCCACGATCTGTCTTGAAGGGCTTGTACGCCTTGGGATCCCGGAACGACATTTTTGCACGCCGAGTAATTTCCCGGTGCCGCTGGCTCTTTCGTCGTGTCGACAAGCCCCGATAGTACTTGAACGGCCAAAGCATTACAAGTTTGTTAGATTTTAAAGCCCTACAGGAGTAAGTGTAAGATGACGCTCTGTGCTTCTGTCAAGAAGAAGAACTCGAAAGATCCATGTCCAGCAAGTGCTATCCGCGGACATACATTATGTGGACGGCATCTCCGGGCAAAGACGGTCACGCTGTGGACAGATGTTCACCGTGACAAGCTGCGTGGACTTGTCACGTGCCAGGCCCTGTGGAGAGCATGGAAGGTGCGTCGCTTGATCCGTCTTGCAGGTCCTGGAGCCATGTCCAGGTCCAAGTGTACAAATGATGAGGATCTGTGCACGTGTAACGAAAAGGAGCGCGAATCACCCTTGAACTACTTTGGCCTCGAGGAGAATGGTAAGGTGTGGTGGTTTTCCTTCGGGACCTTGTGGGACTGGTCGATTCGGTCCATTGAGCCGTCCAATCCCTATACCAAAGTCCCCTTGTCGGAAGACACGTTGTTTCGCCTTCGCAAGCTGTACTTACTGCGTCGCAGGTACAGGATGGAGCTCCCAGCCGAGACCAAGGATTTCAATGAACGCATGGTCCGGAGATGGACGACTCTCTGCCAAATCTTCCGGTCCCACGGGTTTGCAGATGTACATCCCCTGAACTTTATCGACATTTCCCGCCACGGATTCACCATGATCTTTACGCTTCTCCACGACGACCTCATGGACATGAATCCTCGCCCCTTCCGCGCCCTTGACATCTGCGGACGGGGTCTTCGCAACACGGGTATGGGGATCCACAACTATATGTTACTCTCCACGACGCTCCTCCACGTACTTCTTATGGAGTCGAACTCGTATCCGATCGTGTTTCACTTAATGTCTGCAATTTACCGATGCTAACGATTTACATGACCGCCGTAGGGTAGTAGTATACCAACGCGTTAGAAATGGAGCACACCAAGACTGTCGTTAAGTCAAACAAGATGCCTGCCAAGAAGGATTCCCCCAAGACTGCCTCTGTCCCTGTTGTTGTCGCTGCGCCTGCCCCGGCCCCGGTGAAGGTCGCGGCCCCCAAGAAGGAGAAGGCCCCGAAGGCCGCCCCGGCGTCCAAGGCCGAGGTTGTGGTGCCGACGATTGAGGCCCCGTCGATGGCCGCCCCCGAGTCGCTCGAGGGCAGCGAGGCGCTCCTCTCGTCCCTGTCCGAGAAGCTCAAGGCGCTCGGCGTGGAGTTCAACACCAAGGTCCGCGAGGCGGTCAAGGGTGTCCAGGATGCGCTCAAGGCCACCAAGCGCGAGGCCCGCGATTCCAAGAAGAAGAAGCGCAAGAACCCGGAGGACATGACCCCGGAGGAGCGCAAGGCCTGGGAGGCTCGCCGCGCCAACAACGCCTTCCTCGTCCAGCGCCCGCTGACGGATGAGCTGTGCTCGTTCATGCAGCTCAAGGCCGGTGAGAAGCGCTCGCAGACGGAGGTGACCAAGTACATCTCGACATACGTCAAGGAGCACAACTGCTTCGACCCGTCCTTCAAGCGCCGCATCCTCCCGAACTCGGCGCTGGCCAAGCTGCTCCGCGTCACGGACAAGGATGAGGTGACGTACCTGAACCTGCAGAAGTTCCTCAAGGTGCACTTCAAGAAGGCCGAGGTGAAGGCGTGAATGCCCCCGGAACCCGAGCCTGAACCCGAACCGGAACGGCGCAACGTGTGGTGCTGCTTCCGTAGATAAATAAAAAACACACAAACAAATCCGGGGACTCCCGAACTTGTTTGTTTGCATGTAACAATGTTGC